TCTGTTTCAGAGTCTATTGTAATAGCATCTATTTGTTCCATCTGTCGTATTCTTAGTTTAGCATTAAAGTCAGCTTCAGTTAGTGCAATAAAATCTGCAATTTGATTTGTTAAATCAGATCTATTAAGCCAATCTGCTATAGATGTTTTTAATCCTGAATATGTTGTTAATGCCATTATAAATTTCCTTCAGCTGTTCTGAAATATCTAAACTCACTACTATTAAGTTTAGTTCTCATTATTTTTCTTTGAATGTCTTTAGGTAATTGAAACCAGTTATTAGTTCCATTGTATTCTTTTGTCCAGATCGCTAGTATTAAAGGTGGAACACTTGCCACTCTTTTCATCTCTTTAGCACCAGATAAATAACCTTTATCATGATTGTAAAGCTCTTTGTTTCTTTTTAACAAAGGAGTTACATCTTGAGAGTTATTAATAGTTAAAGCACCATTAGACTCTTGAATGTATTTAGTCTTTATTCCACCATCATATTCTATTGATCTTACTTTACCCATAAATTATTCAGTTAGTTCTGTAACGTATAATTGTCCGTCTGATCCACCAACTCTTAATACTGCAATTTTTTCTCCAGCTGATACTTTAATAATTTCAACTTCATTTGCAGGTAAGTATGTTGTAGTTACTGCTGCTGTAGGTGCTACTGCAACGTGTATATGACAAGCAATAGTACTAACTACTCTTACATATTCTGTTCCATCTGTAAAAGCTGCACTTAAAGAGCTTGAAGATCCTGAAGTAAGTTTTAATACAGTTCCATGTCTTAATCCGTAATTCATCATTTTGTCCTTTTTGTTTGGGGATGTTACCACCCCCAGTATTTAATTATCTTCTAATTACAAATGTAACGTAAAGTACAATTGTATTAGTTGAAGCACCATCAGTAATCATTTCGATAGTACCACCTTCTGCAACGTCATTAGCTGCTGTAGGTACTGCTGTATCTACATCTCCAGCTGCTGAACCAGATTGTGTTACAGTAATTCCACCATTTGTAATGGCAGTTCCACCTATTTCAAAAGTGATTCCTCCATTACCTGTGCCGATTGCACCTTGTAGTGCAGTAATAATTTTTATTACTTTTCCACCATCAGGGATTGGTACAAATGTACTTGATGCAGTACTAATGTCTGCGATTTTTGCTGTTATAAAATAGTCGTTTAATGTTCTCATTTTGTTTCCTCATTGTTCCGATCATAACCCCTCTCTGATCTTCAATGTTTTTAAAGTACTAGGGGAGTAGTATTGAGGTTACTCCCCTATATACGTGTATTTATTATGAAGTAGTTAGATCAAAAACTCCACCACTTGCAGCTTCATTTCTTGATTCAAGAGTAGCTTCTACTAAAAGTTGTCTTTTTTCAGAGTCACCAGTCTTAGCAAGTTCATGCATTGAGAAGTCTCTCAAGAACGCAATTCCCCAATATTCCATGTCTAGTACATAAGCGTCTCTATCTCTAGAGAATCTATTAGGTACTACTTGCAATTGACCGAAGTCAGATGCGTATACGTCAACTGATGTGTATAAAGTAGCGTCTGCACCAGCATCAAATCTAGTACTATTACCAGTAAATCCTGATAATTTTTGTTTGTTGAAAGGGCCAACCATAATCATAGAAGGATCCCCACCAGCATTCCATACTGACTTAATTACTGATTTTAATTGAGACTCTGTGAAAGCTCTTTGAGTACCATTTGTGTGAGCTGCATTTCCTGCACCTGCACCAGAAGCACCATCTGAAGCTAAATCATCATTAGTTACTACCCAAGATCCAAGTGCACCTAGCTGTCTTGCAGCTGATGCTGAACCTGTTACTTCAAGATTGTTAGAAGTAAGAGTACTTTCCATGTCTCTTTTTAGCTCTTTAGCTTTTTTAGCTATTTGATAAGCGATCTCAGATGCTCTACCTGCTTTGTCTACAGATTCTTGAGTTCCTGTTATAACTACAGTTTTATCCATAATTTGAGAACTGTTAGAAAGTCTAGTAGTTGCAGTTGATGCATCTAAAGTTGCTTCGTCACCTTCGATAACAGCATTGTTTGTTACTGCTGCTGCTAAGGCGTCTGTTTGCCATTCGTGTAGAACTGCAGTTGCTTGTGTTTTAGCTGCAGAACTAAGGAATGGTGTATCTGTTGGTGAGATACTGTAGATAACGTCAGAAAGATCTTCTCTTTCACCGACTGAATCATAAGTATCAAACGTGTTTGTTGGCTGTGCCATGTTTATTTCCTTTGTTGAGATTTAAGATTAATCATATCAGCTATGGCAGACTGGGCATCTTTAATGTGACCAGACTTTCTTAGCGTATTGATTTTATTTCTTATTTGCTCTCTACCTGAACTATTGCCTGATTTTGCAACACCAGCTTTTACAACTCTAGGGGCATTAGCAACCTTCTTAGATGTTAATGGTTTTTTATCCTTTTGGGATTGAAAACTCATAGCATCTTTTGCTACCATTAAAAATCTATGGTCTGCAAGGCTACCAATTTCCTGATCATTAAAACCATAATTTCGTAACGAATTACGTAAACTAAGTTTAAAAGTATCAGATTTATTAGGGTCGCTAAACTCTGGTATTTTTGTTGCAGCTAAATCTCTTTGTGCTTCAAGGTAAGTTTCATACTGTTGAGTTTGAATCTCTCTTGCTTTACTTTTTAATCCTTCTATTCTGCTACTTTCTTGTCTTAATTCAAAGTCAAGTCTAGATGCAGATGTAGGATCTTCTTCATAAAGTCTAGCAAGGTCTTGTCCACCTTGTTTGTTTTTCACAAATTGATCTGCTGTCGATATTAAATCATTCAGCTCTGATAAACGAGTGTCATAAGTTTGACGCAAACTATTCTTTTGTCCTTCAAGATCTCTCTTTTCCAAACCTAAAGTATGAGTTTTTTGTCTATAATCCGAGTCTCTAGAATATCCTGCCTTCAGCTCATCGAGGCTCACCTCTAACTCTTGACCACTTACTTTTACTCGGTGGAGTTCTGGTGTCTCTAATTCTGTTGTAGTTTCTTCTTCAGTCTCAGTATTTTCAGTTGTCTGTTCTATTGGAGTTTCGTTCGACTCTGATTGACTCTCTTGAACTTCCTGTTTCTCAGGAATTGACTCTGAAGGTTCTGCTTTAGTTTCTGGTACTTGATTGTCCTGTTTAGGATTCAGTAAACCTGAAATTTTTTCTGCTGCACCTTGTATTGTTTCTGCCATATCGTTCCTTTTGTTGGTTGACGAAATTGAAGTTTCGTTAGATTAACTTCGTTTATTTAATTGCTCAATATCGGCTTGAGCTAACCTTCCACTTGACATAACACTTAGTAAATGTCCTTTGATTTTATCCACCATATTAAAGGCTACCCAAAGGTTTCTACGAGTATCATCGTCTGCGAAACTTGTATTAAAGATCTCTAGTCTGTAAATTTCAGAAAGATCTTCAAATGCTTGTTTTAGAAGGGGATCGTCCAGCAGTTGCTGAGCTCTCTTTCCCTCCCTGATCAGTATTTCCTTGTCCATTTTTAAAGAAGTTTTGTTGTCCTCTTATTATCTCTTTCATTAGATCGCCTGATTTATTTAGATCAGCACCTTCTAACATTGATCTTCGTTTAAGTTCTAGTTCATCAATTTTGGTATTGTATTTCAATTCCATTTCTTTGATGGCTAGTTCATAATCTAGAAGTGCTTGTCTCATTCTGCCTTCTATATTCTTGCTCTCCGTTTCAGCTTTTAATTGTGCACGTTGGTTTTCACCTTGTACTTGAGCTAAAGTCACCTTCTCAAATTCAGTAGGTGGTTTAGGAGGTATTGGAGGCATTTGTGCTGCTCCTACTTCTGGATCCATGAAGTATGGTTCTATACTATTTAGACCTGCATTTTCAACTAATTTTTTCAAAGAGTTGTAAATATTTCTTAGATTAACCATTGGGCCATGAACATTCTGTTGTAAGTTGATTGCAGACATTTGTCTTTCTAATATCGCATTCATTAAAATCAACTGTTGTTCTTTTGATCCAGTACCTAATCCTACTTGTACTGTTATATTAACTCTGTCTTTCCATTCGTAAGGTCTCATAGGTATATATTTACCTCTGATTCTTACTATTTTTTCTTTGTTTTGATACTTGCAAGTAAGTTCAAACATTTTTAAGGCTAGATCTTTTACACCAGTCTCAGCAAAGATTCTGGCGATTAACTCCATTCTCATTTGTGATTGTGTCAGAATTTGGTTCTGGCCAGTTGCTGTATTGTTTAATGTGTTTGCATCTAGCCCTTGTGATTGTCTTGTTACACCTGTTCTTGTTTCCTTAACGGAATCTAAGTAGGATAACATACCACTTGCTTGTTCTGTAATGGGTTGAGCCTGAATAGGCATCATCACATTTTGAGGAGGTTGTTTTGTTCTTACAATTCCTCCTGGACGATTTGTTAAAAGATCATCCATTGAAACTTGTCCATCTTGTACTGCAACTCTGTTGTTATTTGTTAGATACATATTGTCTAACATCTGTCTCATTACAGTTGATTTTATTAATTGTATATCTTCTACTAATTCAGCAACACTTCTTCCATAGAATCTGTGTGGCATGATAACTGGAGTCATAGATACAAAAGGCATTGAATCTATTTCTTCCATATCAAGAAACTTCTTACCATCACCTGCTACTGTAATTTTTAATAATTCTGCTTTACCATCACCATCTACATCCATTCTAATATAGCATTCATGAATTAAAACATCTTGTGTACTTTTATCTCCACTTGTTTCTCCATGAGAAAAGTCTACACTTTGGTGTCTAGCCATTTTATCTTCAGTATAAAAATCACCATCACCAGTAGGTAATGATTCAACTAAATCTTTATCATAGCCCATCTCAACTAATTCTGTTCTTGTTTTGTTCACTCTATGACAAACAAAGTTTGCAGTATCAATTGATTTGCATCTACGTTCAATTAAAAATTCTTCAGGTGGAACAGGTTCTATTCTAACCTTTCCATATAATTTTGTTCTATGAATAACTACATCATGTAGTTTAACTACATCAATTTCTTTACCAGCTTCATCTGTAATAGGTTCTTCGTATTCAGTATGATTTTTTACTTTAACTTCTTCAGAAGTAAGTAGATCTTCTAATTCGTAATCTGTTAATCTTGTATATTCTTCTCTTTCAGTTTTTTCTGCATTATCCCAATATACTTTTAGGATTCCATTCTTTTGAATTAGTGCATCTTTAAAAGCTGTATATAAAGCAAGGAAACCATCATTCTCTTTATAAAAGATATAGTTTAAATAGTCAGAACATTGTCTAGCCATTTCTTCATCTTCAGGCCCCATACCTTCACAATTAAATACATTATCACCTGCTGTAAAAATTCTCATCAATGATGGCATTAAACTTTCAACTGTATCTAGTACATCATTAGAAACAACTTGAGATCTACCTTCTTGTTCATTGCCAAGAGGTTTTCCTAAATAATATTCTAACGATTTTTTTCTTCTAGCTACAAGTTCTCCACCAATATAACCTGACGAATTATGTATTTCTTTACTTACTATTGATAATATTTCTTGATTTGATTTTCTATTTTTTTTCATACTACGTATTTTGTATCTATATTAATTGGTTTATCCCAGTCTGATGTATCAATTGGGTCGTGTACACATCCATATCTAAATGCATCACTTGCGTGTGAACACCAGTCATGAAGTGGTTTATTTTTAAATACTTGATTCTTATCGTCCCATTGTTTTCTATACTGTCTTAAAGCATCTAATCCTGTTTTACATTTTACTCTGTCAAAATAACAATTAGGTAAAGTATTTCTTACAGATTCAATTCCATGATCTACTTCTAACTTAGGTGCTACTTCAAAGTCAATACCTAATTCTTGAGAAACTTCTAACCTTGACTTACCTGTTCCAAGTTCTCTTGCCATAATATCGTGAGGTGCTATATGTCTGCTATATGCATAATCTTTATCAGATAGTACATCAGCATAGTGTGCTAAAGATTCTCCTGAAGTTTCGTAATAATCTATTAAGTGAACTTCTTGTCCTACTCTTTGTGCAAACCATATTGCAGTTGAATCTCCAATACCTAAGTCCCACCAAGTTTCTACACCAACAGCTTCGTCTACAGGTACTTCACCAATTCTTTTTTCTTTATCTGCTTTAGTTATTAATCTTCCATAATAACTTCCTGATACTGCTGCAGTAAATGAACATTCAAATTCCTGTTCGTACTGCTCAGGACTCATAATGGCTTTGGCTTGTTCTAACTCGTCATCTGGAATTACTTTAGTTTCAGATGCTCTGTATAGTTTTCCATACCAATCTTTATGACCACGTTGTGCAAAATCAAATACTTCCCAAAACTGATTGTGTCCCATTGGAGTTCCAATAAATAGGACGGATCCTAGTTTGTCAGATACTGCTGGTCTTACAATTTCGGTCCACACTCTAGGGGACATGATGGCATATTCATCCATTACAACTTTATCAAATCCCATTCCACGAATACTGTCTGGATTATCTGCTCCAAAGATTTGTATACGTGAGTTGTTGAATAGATCTATTCTTAATTCTGTTTCGTTTCTACCACCACCATATTTCATTAAAGGTGCTGTGTATTGTTTCAAATATTCCCAAGCGATAGATTTACCTTGACGATAAGTCGGAGCTATAAATGCACACAAAGATCTTGGTTTGTCTGCTGCTGTTTTAATTAATTCGTTTATGGCTAGTACTGATTTCCCAAATCGTCTATGACATACTAGGACACTAAATCTTTTTAATGAGTTATGTACTTCTAATTGGTAAGGTCTTGGCTTATAGGGTATTTCTATTTTAACGACTGGTTTACTTGTCGTCTTTTTGCCAGGAGACTTTGATTGCAATTGGTTCATCTGTTCCTATTTTCGATGTTGTAGACGCTAACCTTGGGTGAACAAATGGTGCTGCCTTTTCGGCTGCATACATTTTACGTTCAGGTGAGCTCATAGGATTGTTTAACACAGCTAATA